CGCCAACCTCCGATACTGGCTAAAGATGGCCAGGGAACGCGGCGGAACATCACTCATGTCGAATGAGATCGTTATCTGGCCGTTCATGCTGTTGGATTTTTCACCAATGCGAACGCGCTGGCGATAGGTCAAAGCAAAGGCCTCAATCGCCGCCTGTTTCAGGTCAAGGGGCACACTCGGATAGCCGGCCGAGTACGAAAGCTGGACATTCTGGACGCCGCGGCAAAAACGAAATCCGCGCAACAGAATGCGCCGTCCGTCCCAGAGGTAGCCTGCGGTTGTTGGGGTTGTTGGGGTTGTTGCGGCTTGAACTGCCACGCCATCAATGCTGACGCTGCTTACAGAAATAATGGGGAAGTTGCGAGGGAGCAGCCGGTCCGAATCATTGCCGTCATAGTTCTCCGTGAGCGGACCAAGCACCGACGACAAAATGTGTGGCCGGTCAATGTACTGCAACACTTGCAGACTTGCATTGGTGATAAGGCTTTGCAAAGTGACGTCATCGTTGTTGCCCTGGTTGGGCAGCCACGATTTGAGTTCGGCAACGGTGCAAAGATCGTCAGGTGCGGCGGCCATGGATTACCTCCAGGAAAGAAGCAGCTTGGCAGCACATGCTGGTTCTGTGGAATTGGAAAAAGAAGGCAGCCTGGGCGCGAGGAACCTCAGACTGCCTTCCCTCTCCTTCAAACCTGCTGGTTGGCAGGCGAGGAGCATCAGCGGCGATACGCGGCAATCAAGCCGCCGATGAAGGTTTATCCGTTGGCAACGTTGGCAATCACGCCAAGCGCGAACGGTGCGCGGCAGACAAGCACCTCGTCGGCATAGACGCCATAGACATACTGGCGTGAAACCACGGGCCACTCGATCTGGCAGTAATCGCGGCGGCAGCGGACGAAAGAAACATTGTCCACGCCGGAGAGCGGGTAAGGAATCTCAGAGCTGTTGAAGAAAATCGTGCCCGGGGCAAGATTCGGATGGATGCGGATATCGAGGAACTGCTGCGTGAATTTGTTCCAGTATTTGGCAATACTGGCGCCGCCCAGCAGAGCCGGCTTATCGTCTTCAGATCCAGTGTTGCCCGGCAGAGTGAATCGGAAAAGCGGGACGCCACCGGAAGCAACGATCTTCTTGTTGATGTTGCGCCCTTCCTGCGAGTTGACCCAAATCTCGGTGGGGCTCAGACGCTTGTTGTCCCAGAACCACTGCAGCGCGGTATCAATCTCCACGATGCCGTTAGCCTGGTCCGCGGTCAGCGTGTTGCCATCGAGCGAGTTGAAGTAACCCGCGTTCGATTTCAATGCCTGGGTGATAAAGCCGTCAAAGACCAAAGTGTTGGCTGAGCCATCCGTGGCGGAGCCCGCCGCATTGGCCGCTTGCGTGCCCGCGCTGGGAGCGTTGATGGTGACCTTGTTCACGGTGGTGATCGAGTTTAAAAGGGCCGTGGCGGCGCTGGCGCCGATGAACCAGGCATAGCCGGCCGCACCTTTGATCGCAGGCACCGTGGCAATGACCGTCTGGTTGCCGCTGGTGGTAGCGGCGACCGAAGAGGCGGCGCTGATGATGCTGACGCCGGCGCCGTACTGCGTGGTGGTGCCGTCAATATTGACGCGCGTGATCTGGCCGAACGGCACGCCGGAGGCCACCGTGGAGTTGGCCAGAGCACGAGGCGTGAGGGCGGCAACGAAAACCAGCAGGTTCTGGGGCTGCGGCAGGGTACCACCACTGGCCACCTGCACCGATGGAGCAACCGGAGTCCCCAGCGGCATGGATGCATTGCCGTTCAGGATGACGTTCTCTTCCCCGATCATGACTGCACGCAGCAATGACTGGACCAGAGTGGCTTTGTTATCGAACTCCTTGCCGCCTGACCAGACAGCTTCCCAGTCGATGGAGGCTTCAAGTCCAAGACCGGCATAGGAAGCGACGTAATCCTGCTCAGTGACGCTCATTTCTGCTGAGCGACGTCCCGGAGCAACGCCGAGTTCGAAACCGGATGTATTGACGCCGGTGATTGCCTTCCAGCGCGTGGCCAGATCGCCACGGTCACTGAGTTGACGCGGCAGGCGGTTGCGCAGCGGCGTGATAACCGGATAAAGCTGAAGCGCAGGCCCACGCAGGTCAAAGGCGTTTAAGTTGCCAGCCACGCCGCTGATTGTGGCCTGGCTGATGGTAGTTTTATTCAAGGAAGACATGTCCGCCTTGTTGAGCAGATCAAACGTCTGCTGACTGAGATCGCCAAACATTTTTCTGTTCCTTTTCTCCGCTAGAGAACTGCGGTTGTTGAGGTGAATTCGATACCTCAGGGCTAAAAGCCAGTTAAGCACCGGCAATAACCGCAGGCATGTATCTACCCAACACGCGCAAACCCGACGCGCGTGAGGGCCCACAACGCCTGCTCCATCCCGTGCTGGAAACAAATTCCAGCCAGATGGCCTGGGGAGCGCTGCTCTAGCGCAGGTAGACGGAAGCCGGCTGGGGTTTCTGCAGCGTCTTCTTCAATAGTTCGTGGACGCCAGGCTCGCCGACGGACTTAGCCAGTGCGGGACGGGCATCATCCTCTTTGGTGACGGTATGCGTGGGCACGCCAGTACGCGCCACGCGGCCAGTGAACTCCTGCGGCGAAACGAGTTTTTCAACCAATGACAGGAGATTACTCAGCGAGCGCTGGATCTCCTGGTTATTGCTCTCCATTTCGCTGCGCAAGCCGGCTACTTCGTGCTCCATCTCAACCAGCTTGGCGAGCGCAGACGCGGAACCGGCCCGCGCCTTTTCCAATTGCGCTTTGTCATTTGCTTCCAGCATTGTGTTTTGATCTCCTGTCTTTACTCCGGAACGGGGACCGTCCGGGATCTTTTTCATTTCCGCCGAAGCCGAGCGTGCAGCGTTCTCGGCAGCACCGTCATCGAGTAACGCATCCATGTGGGTCTCTGCTTCCTGGTGGCTTTGCGCCATTTTGTCCATGCACGCTTTTATTGCGTCGAGGTGAGCGCGCGTTGCCTTGGAATGGCGGACACCGATCTTTGTCGCGTCAGCGGCCGAAAACTTGCGGACTTCGCAGGTGCCGTCGGCCTTGACAGCGGTGAAGTGCGCGCCAGGGACGCAAGGGTTATCGACAACGCTGATTTCCACGGGGTTGGCGGTGAAGCGGACGTATTCGCCGTCCTTCCAAGAGTGCACGTAAGCACCGCCGATGCTGAAGCCGGTATAAACGCCAAGCATGCATTTCTGCCAGGCGACGCTGTCGACGATGCGGGCGCCGACACGAATCTGCTTGAGGTCGTCGTCAAAGGCGATAGCAACAAGCTTGCCCACGGCGCTGGGCTCGTGCATCTCACGCACGTTGCCCAGGCTCTTGCCGTCAGTGGCTTTGGCGATTTCGTCGCTCCAGTTTTTGAAATAGGGCTTGGAGGATTGGTAGTCGAAGATCTCGCCTTCTTTGTCGACAACTTCAGCGGTGGCAACGCCCCAGACTTCGTGTTTGGATTCGTCAATTTTGGCAATCTGGGCAAAGAGGTTCAAGGATTTCATGTTTGCTCCAATAGCAAAGGCAGCCGATGGGCTGCCCTGGTGGTGTATTTTCTGTCCTTCAATCCTGGCGGTTGGATCCACGAATCTGATCGCGTTGAGTTTCTCCCGTTGAACCGGAACCTGGCGATGAGTTTTTGGCCTCAAGCGGAAAGATCCCTGTGGTCGTGATGACAGCGTTGCTCATGCCGACGGGATGTTTACCCAGGATTTTGCGGACTTCGTCGATGGAGAGCACGCCGGCGCGGACATAGATGTCGTCGATCTTGGCCTGCTCAAGCGCGCTCAGGGTGCGGTCTTGCTCCCAGACAAATTCGATATCGGTGAAGCCGAAGTAACGAATGACGATGAAGTTGATAATGTCAGCCAGGTAACCCAGGATAGGCACAAGGCCTTCCGCGGCGGCCTGCTCGACGCTGGTTTCAGCGGTGGCGCGGTTCATAACGCTGACAAATTGCTGCGGGGACAGGCCAAAGGCGTAACAGACGATCCGGGTAATCCATTCATCAAGCGCGTCTTTCAGCATAGGATCGCGGGTAAACTGGAGGTTGCCGCATTCGGGAACAAAGGTGATGCGCCGCCGGCGAGCGGAGTTTCCGGCCAGCGCGCTGTCAAACCACTCCTGAAATTCGCTGATCTGGTCAGCCGACCATTCTTTGGGGACCTGGGCCACCGCTTCCGGCACGTTGCCTTCCGTGTAGTAATTCAAGAGATGAATCTGGCGGCGCAAGCCGATGTTGATGGTGAGAATGATCTGCTCCACCGGCGAGAAGCCAAAAAACTTATGTGCACGCACATTGCGCGGGCGATAGAGGAGCTGGTCTGAAGTGAAGTCCACGGCCGGAAGGCCCTTAAGGATCTGTTGGTAGGCGATGGCCGGCGATGCGGGCGTGCGGCCCATGGCATCAATCTTGCGAGCAATGGTGGAACCATCGATGACCTCGAGAGCATAAAGGGACTTGCCCGGAGACCATAGCTCGCCGTCGGGAGAAACGATCGGTACCAGCACCGGCGCGTCGAGGACGAACAGATCTTCCAGCAAGAGACGCACCCACTGCTGCCAGCTATGCTCGCGGTCAGGACAAGAAAAAAAGTCCGTGAGCTGGGTGAGCCGGGGATCGAGCTCTTCATCGTCATTACCGCTGATGGCGGTGTTGCTGGTGTTGGCGGCGCGCTTTGGCCCACCGGGCTGCGTTTTTAGACGAAAGGCCCAGGGCATGCGGCTGACCTGGTCTTTGCGCGTTTCAATACAGAGACGGACGAGATCGAAGGAGTCGGCCAAGGAGCGCATCTGGTCAAATGAAATGGGCTCCATGTTCCGGGGCTGGATGTTGATGTTATAACCGACCGGATAATCGAGCGTGCGCGGTGGGGTGCCCGCTGGAGCGCTGGGCGCCATAGGAAGGTCGGGACCGAACCAGACATCGAGCGTGCTGCGAAGTTTGCGGCCGACACGAGCGACGAAGCTTCTTTCAAGTAGCCCAGAATCGAGCGCAGTGATTTTTCCGCCATTGAGTGTTTCAGCCATAGTCATTTCTCCCTGTCGCTTCG